CTACAAGAACAGTTCAACGTCAAGAACGACAACGTACTCGGACATAACAGAGTAAGTATCAAAGCCTGCCCAGGCTTCCGAGTTCAGAAGTGGTTGGCTGGCATGTCCCTATCGGAAGCTACGCAGAAGAAACCAGAGCGTACGAAGGCTGGCCAAAGTAAAACAGTCAAGGCTTCTGCTGCAACTGTCGCCGCATCCGCAGGCACAACTGTCACCGCCCTCTCGGGCATGAACGAAAACGCTCAGTACATCATCCTTGGATTTGCAGGCATCACTATCCTGTTTGGTTTATACATAATGCGGGAACGACTTAAAGCATGGTCAGAAGGCTGGCACTAAATGTTCGGTATGCAAAAACTTCAGCTATACGCGCTGGTTGGCGCGGCATTCGTACTCGGGCTGCTTGGAATTTATTCGGCAGGCGTCGTGCGGGGGCAAGATAAAATCAAGCGCAAGATAGACGAGAAGCGTTTAGCCAACGTCAGATCACAAAGGAAAATCACAAATGAAATTGACGACCTTGATCAAGATGAGTTGTTTCATCGCGGTACTAAGTGGATGCGCGACGATTAGTGGTGATACGTATTGTGATATAGCCGCGCCGCTATACTTTGAGAACGAAGACACAGTTAATTTCCTCATCGAAAAAGATGAGGATCTATTAAAGGGTATATTGATACACAACGAGACGCACCAAAAGGTGTGCGAATAGGGTATTGATAATTCTACTGGCTGCTTCACCTTAAGTTTATGGAAGAATTAATAAATAAATACCGCAGTCAGCTCTCACAACTAGAGTACGAACTTTTGGTATTGCCGCCCAGAAAAAAGTTGGACGAACAGCACAATCGTGCGCGCAATTACTTCATGTCTTCTCATGCGCGACGTTGCTTCGGTATACTGGTTATACGCAACACCCTTCACAAAGAACTAACAACTATAACTGACACCGCCAAGTTACTTGGCATCAGTCGCAACTCTGCCGAGACTATCGCAAACGATTGTGAGGCCGAAGGTTGGATAGAGAGTGACAGAACTACAAGCAACCATCGTTATCTGTATTGCACCCCTTTTTTACTAGAGGTCTGGTCATCATACGCCGAAAGAATGCGCGAGGTGTCAAGTAGTATCGACTTCAGTAGCACCCATATAGCTATCAAGGCGCTCGGAAAGTTATAGCCAAACCACTTGGTGTTTCCAAGCATCGCTTTGTAGTGCATATCTTACAGCCTACTTAATAAAAATAATAATGAAGCAGCAACAGCAGCTTACAGGATAGGTGTGTTTAACAGATCGAAAGGTGTTGACAAAGATGTATCATAAACACTACATAGAAGACAGCTCAGAAACCTCTGGGCATTTTAAATCAACAATGGATCGTTATGAACACATGTCAAACAGTACACAAAATCTTCGTTTCGAACTTGCTAGACTTGAAGCAAAGATCGACATCATCACCAATCTTTTACTGCAAGGTAAAAATGCGGCACCAGCCATCAAGGAAGCAGCCAATCCAGTTGCACCCGCCGAGCTGTCTTTACTTCGTACCATGACAGCGAAGCAGCATGTGACTGCCCAATTCTTAATAGAAGGCTGGTCAAACAAAGCCATAGGAGAAGTTCTTAATATAGCAGAGAACACCGTTAAGCTACACGTTCGGGCCGTATGCAAGAAAGTCGGCACCAAAACAAGAGGCCAAGCTGCCTTAGTAATGCACGACATACTCGACCGCGTTGACCCGACTGAGTACCAAAGATCTTCTGGTGGCTTACCTATCGACTGGGCTAGAACTTACGACGGTTCCAAGCCCGACCCATATGAAAACTTGTATCGAAAGGAGGACTAAACTTTGCCGCTCTTCAAAGTTAAGAAGCGCAGCGGTGGAAAAATGTATCAAGCGGTTGGCTCGTTCCAAGGTTTCCGCGTCAGGCATTCTCTAGGAACCAATGACTACGTACATGCAAAAGAACTATGCACTGAGTACGAAGCGAAGGTTCTGTCAGGAAGTATAAAGCTCGGACAGAAATCAATTCATGGAGCACAGAACAGATTTAAATCTGTCGCTCGCCGCTATCTCAAATCGCCCCACACGGGGAGCAGCAAGTCAACCAAGGAGTACGTCATGCGTCTCGTCAATCACTTCGGAGAGTTTCAGATCAACAAGATCGACCTCAACGATGTTGAAGAATATGTAGAGGAGAAGCATGTCAATCGTGGCAATGCGAACTCAACAATTCGCAGAGACCTTAACCAACTCCAAGGTGTACTCAACTTCGCTGCATCCCTCGGGTTACGTGAACCAGTAAAGTTAAAGAAGCCACGCGAAGGCAAACACAAAACGGATACGCTATCGCAAGAGGAGATCGACACAATCTTTCCCGACTTGCATCCAGACATCCGCCGCCTTTGTACCTTCTTACTCCATACTGGTGCTCGACCCATCGAGGCGATGCGTCTGACCTATGACAACATTGACTTCAGCAACAACACTGTGGTCATCGGATCGTACAAAGGTGCAGACGGAGAACTCAGGGAGCGTCGGGTGCCCCTCAACGACAAGGCACTCGTAACAATCCCACGCAGTGATCCACCCCCTGCGGCATACCCATTCATGATCGACGGGCGACCGTTCGAAACTAACAAACAGATTGGGTATCATTGGCGTAAAGTGACCGGACAGGCATGACATAAGAAAGTCACCGTACACTCTACGCCACACATTCGCTACGCGTCTTGCGCGTAACGGAGTACCACCCAAAGTAATCGCAGATTTACTTGGGCATAGTGATCTGAAGATGGTGATGCGTTACATGAACACCACTTACGAAGATCATAAAGCAGCCGTGATGTCCCTTTAGCTGGGTCAGCCACACAACGAGAACGAAGACCGAAAGTTATGAAAAGATTTATGGATTTACCTATTGCAGATCATAAGCGTACAGACTATTCCGATCCACGGAGACGTGGCCGAGTGGTCGAAGGCGCTCCCCTGCTAAGGTATTTCCATACCAACTACCATAACTTTCGGTGCTTATTGAGCAGCCCAAGACGTGACAACTCTTGGTTTAATAATCACCTGTATCGTTAAAGATGCGCCAAATATATGGTAATAAAAATGACAAACCACACAACTTCAGTCCTTGAAATAACCAACTTAACAATAAGTGGATCAGCCTACGCCAACACCAGTGAAGGAGATACATGTTACATATCAGTCAACATGGCACAGGCAACCAACGTGGCCATCGGAGACAGATACCACGCACATATGAAGGATAACTATCCAGAGCGATCAACTGTCGCAAAGTACATCGCTATATATCTCGACGTAAACCATGAAGAAACCTACATCATCGGAGAGGACGAAGACTACTACGACGAAGACGGCATCGTAGTAGACGAAGATCCGCAGCCCACGAAGGTTGTCACAACTCAGACCCCGAGATCAGTTGTGGAAACTGTGACCGTCACACCCAGCTTGCGTGATATAAGAGAACAAATGTTTAGCATTTTACTAGACATGGACAACTCTGAACTCGACGACATGATCATCGGCATCCTCGACGTGGACGCGATGTCATTCGTTGATGTCCTTTGGTCCGTCCTCAACGTCAATCAAATAGCTTTGAAGGATATGAACAAGGCACAGAAGGGATGCTACACCAAGGTCCAAAGTCGTTGCATGACGTTAGCGCGTGCGGGTAAACTGGTGGAGGCCAGCTATACCACCCACAACGCGCTCGGACAGTCCAACACGTCGCTCGTTTATGCACGTCGAATGGAACAGGTAAACCCAACCCTCGTTTAGTAGACGCTGGGCCTTCTCGGGTGCCCCCTGCACAGATAAGAACTCCAATAATGGGGCGGTTAATCACCGCCCTTTATCAATTCCATTACCCGATAAATCCTACTCGTCGGAGTAGTCGCGCCAACCAACTCGGTTCGTACGCGCTCGATCATTTTCTTTTTCCAGTCCTCATTCTTCAGCGCCAACGTCAGCGCCAGCACGAGCATGTCGTTGTCGCGCATCTCTTGCGTAACTCCACACCGTACATATCCGTCGTCGTCAATCGACAACGCTGGTGTCTTCGTGTCCGTGACGTACAATCTCTTTCGTACGTATTTTATTTCTGATTGCTTGCTCAAAACTTCGGCTCCATATGTTGTGCATCGCGTCCCACTCAGATACAATATCTGGGCAGGACGCTTATTCTAACCACGCTCATGTCCCAACAGGCGGCGGTTGTTTATTGGTTGAAGCGCTACCAAATTGCGCCACAGTTTCGAACGCTAACCGCGTCCTGCACGATCACCCTTTCATCGCCTTGCCTGTCTTCATGTAGACAAACATTCGCTTACCTTGCGTCATGTTGAGCTTGTTCAAGTAGCCTTCATCGCACATCGCGCTGACATAATGTGCTACCTTCTGCGGCGTCGTTCCCAGCCGATCAGCAATCACGGGTGTATCAACTACTTCGCCCACCTCGATTGCATTAAGCACAAGCTCGTACGTAACCTTACGAAAATCATCTCGCGCCTCCTTGTTCTTGGCGGTTGTCTGATACAGCGCTGCCCGTCGCATCATGCAAGGAAGGGGCGGACGCAGACCTTTCCTGGCCTGCATCTTTTCGAACGCCATCAAATTCTTGGCGTAGATTTCCTCGTAACTATAGCTGCTCTTAACCATTGCGATCATTTCCTCTCAGGTTCTTGTTGACCAGATCGACTAAGCCCAACAGCTCGTCCATGTCGTACTTGCGCGGGTGTCCCATGGCTTTGAACTCAAGCCGCAAGTTTTCGACCTTCGTATTCATACGCTTCAATGCGTTCACGACCTCTACTGGGTTCTTAATATACATGCCTGTTATCCTTCGAATGTTGGTGCTGATGTTTCTTTTGATGCTGCGTCTCTCCACGTTAGTTTCTTCTGGCTTCCCTTACTCTTGGCATTGCCACTCACAACGCCTTCGAGATGCCTGTCTCCCATCACGACCCCTTCGTAGTCAGCGCTTACGCAGTGGGGTTCTGTTCCATTGAGCCATTGCTGGATGCTCATAAACACACCGCCTCGCGGTCCAAACGCACCTCCGTGTGGCGTGTCTGGATGCACTCGAACTAGAGATCCACGATAGGGATGGACTTGGGGCGGCGGTACGGCCTTGGCTTCAATGATGTCATTGTCCGTGACCCACTTCCCATCCTTACTGAACTTGATGTCGCCACCCACTAGCAACTCGAAGCTGTCCACGTTCGGGTGTGTGTGTTCGGGTATGATGTAGTCGGGCGGTACGGCAAACACCTGTACTTGAATGTCGTCTTCCCTGTACCACAGGATGCTTGTCACATCTTCGATCCAGTGGGTTACGATTGGTCCGTACGGCACCCAGCCGTACGCTTGGAAAGAGTTGTTTTGAATTGCTTTAGCAATATTCTGTAGCTTGCTGCTCATGCTATCCTCGCTTGTAAAATATGTGGTTTCCAACTTGCCGTACGCGGACGTAGCTTGTCGTCCAGTATGGCTGCACGTAGTCGGCGTGGTAGTGAGTGACGCCGCTACCCACTACGAACATGTCTTCATCGCGAAGCGCGATGTCGGCTATGTGCTTCGCTCGACCCCAAGCCTGTTCGTCTTTTGGGGTGTCGCTCTTTCCATCGTGCGTCCACGAAAATTGCTTGCGTTGCCACACGACATCGCACACGTTGTCGGGATACCTCTCGCTCTTCACTCGATTGAGTGTGACTTCAGCCACGGCGAGTTGTCCCAACATATCCTCTGACCTCGCCTCGAAATATACGTTCATAGCTAGGCAAAGCACTGCTTGTGTTAGTACGGGCACGAATGTAATCCTCCTTTAGATGGGGTAATTTTTCATCGACCAAGCACATCACGCGCTTGATCTTTTCTTCATCGGAGTGGCGTACGCGCTTTGATCGGATGACGTACGCCACATGCCACCACCAGGTATAAGGACGCCATTCGTCAGCGAGCCTGTACCAGTCACGCTTGATGCGTGGCTTGACCTTCGGATCAAACTTGGTGGGTAGTTTAAGATCACGCCGCATGAGCGTGACCTTCGGAAATGAGAAGACGTTCGATGCCACCGAGCAATGTCTTGCCCAGACGTTCGAAGTCAGTCATGACGACATGCTCTCCAAACATTTCCGTCATTGTCTTTTCTCTTGCACTGATGCCTATGCCGTAGACCTCAATGCCGCCGTCGCGCATGGCCTTCGTATGCTTGGCGACCATGCCAGCTTCGCCTCGACCATGCCCATTTGGCACACCATCCGTCAGGAACAGGCAGACCCTACGCGGCTCTGTCCATCCAGACATGATACGTGAAACGCTTGTGATGCTGGCGTACGTCGGCGTACCGCCGCCGACTGGCAGAAACTGAAACACCTCGTTGATCTTCCGCCAGCTCTCACTCGCTTTCTTATGGTACACAATGCTCGTCTGCTCTTGGAAGCTGTCGGCATCGTTGCGAAAGTCTATCCCACTCCATTCAACAATGTCGTACTTGATACCAGCGCGGCCAAGGCATGAGTTAAGAGCAAGCACCGCTTGTATAGTCGGCACCTCGCACATGCTGCTCGACCCATCGACAGCGATCATCAGGCGCGTCTCGCTTGTCTTCGTAATGCTGGGTCTCGTGAACACGTTGTCGTTACCAGCGACAAGCTGGCTCAACCGCCGACGATCAATGCGACCGCTTGAGTATCCACCCTCGTTACGACGATCCTCTTGCGCCAATAACAATCTAGCAAGCCGAGCACTGTACTGGCGTACATCGTCGGGCATACCCTCGCGGCATTGGGTGGTCAGATTTTTATCAACATCAAGCCGCATTCTATTGTAGGGGTGGAGATAGGCGTCGTTGACCGTCTTGCGGCTACCCCGAGAGTTGGGTTCTGCGTTGATCATGTCGTGGTAGTATCTCCACAGTTCATCATGGGTCGGAAACACGAGCGATAGGTTCTCGCACACGCCGCTATTGCCGCTATTGTACTTACCAAACACATCGCCCATTGCGTCGTCGGCTCGTTGCTGGGCAGCTCCAAGATCGAAGCCGTCGTCATCGCCGTCGCCGTCTTCGTCGTCACCGTCGCCTTTCGTACCGCCCTCGTCATCGCCGTCATCGCCTTCGCCGCTATCACCATCGGCTTGACCTTCGCCTTCCTCCGTATCGTCGCCTTGTCCTTGCTGCTGCTGTTCCTCCTGCTCCTCTTCCTGTTCGGGTGTCCCGAGCTTATCCATGCGCCGCTTCATTGAGCGAGCGACCTTGAGTGCATCGTCGCTGCTTTCTGCGGCGATCATACGCTTGGCAAACTTGCGAGCCTCGCGAGCCAGTTCTTTCGGTAAGCCCTTTACGTACTCGTCAAGCTCCTCGCTTTCGTACCCCATGTCCTTGCGTGCTTGCTGCAACGCGGCGTACGGTATCTCCTTCCACCACCGTTCCCTGTTGCACTGCGGATCATCGGGGTTGGCACGACGAAACTCATTCTCGCTGCCGAGTACGTGGTTGATCGTTTCCTGTAGGTTCTTGCGAGCACCCGCGTACTTCTCCATCGCCTTGCGCTCGATGAACACATCCTCTGCGCAGTTCCAGATGTCCTTGATCTTCTTGATGCCGCGCTTCTTGAACACACCAAAGTCGGTGTCGGTCACATGACTGACCTCATGTATATGGTAGCCTCGCATGATTGCCTGATGGGTGGGATCAAGCTCCGCTGTCATGTCCATTGCTGGCACGTTGATCGTCGTACCGTTGGTGAATGCACCTGTACCTTGAAACGTGGTACGTACATCTTTGTTGCCCATGATCCGTGATAGCTTGTCTAGCTCGGTAGCAAGGGCGCTGACTGAATTTTGTGAAAACATTTGTGTCTCCTATGAGAGTTGAAAGTTGATTAAGATTGGTTAGTGAGACGATCCATGATGCCAGTGACCGCGATTGCATCGCATTCATCGACCGTCAGCATCACGTTCATTTGCAAGGCGCGGCGTACCGCATCGTTGCATCCGATACGTTCTTCCAAGTTGGACACGTACTTGCCGATAACCTTGGTGTTGCGGGGTGATATGGGGGTAGCAATCGTACCGTCGAGGAAGCCCATGCGGTACACGCCGACAAACTCTTCGATCATCGCCGCCGCATCATCGCTGAGAGATGGAGCAGCAACACGAACCAGCTTCATCTCGTCCGAAATGTTAAGGTACTTCACATCTACGAAGGTGCTGAACCGATTGATAAGCGCACGAGACTGAACCTTGACGGCACTTGCGTACATGCCAGAGCTGTCACCAGCACCAGTCGTGTTGGCTGTCGCAACAATGTGGAAGTCCATGTGTGGGTGAACCACGCGACCGCCATCTTCCAACATACGCAAGGGCTGACCTTCGAGCACTGGCTGCATCACGTATGCAATGTCAGCACGTACTGCATCTATCTCGTCGAGCAACAACACGCATGGTTGCTGCATCGCCTTGGGCAAGATGCCATCCTTGAACTGTGTCACGGTGTTGCCATCCGCGTCAGTCATGACCGCCATCGAACCCACAAAGTCGGGGCGTTCAATCGCGCTGTCCATGTTGACGCGGATCATCATGTAGCCAGTGAAGGCACACACTTGAGCAATGAAGGTGGACTTGCCTGTACCAGTGTGACCTGTGAGCCAACTGTTCTCGCCGTTCTCCAATGCCCACAACACATCGTGCAGATTGTCCACGTTGAATATGTAGTCTTCGTCTTTGGCTGGCACCAAGGGATTGACGCCGCTCCATTCGTACGTGTTGATCTCGAAGTTAAGCAGCGGGTGTTGAAGGCCGAACACATCTTGAGCGTTCTTGCGTACAGGAGCACCGAACGGTATCTCACCCGACGCCTCGATAGCAGGAAGCGCAATCGCATCTGGCTTCTTACGCAGTGTCACCACCTCGTCGAGCAACGCTTGCAAGTCTTCCATCTCGCCGCCAGTAGCAGCACGAAGCAGCACGTTGGCAGCAGCAGCGATGTCGGGTTTCACATCGTACGCACCCGACACCTCAACCTCGGCCTCGTCACCTCCGTCTTCGACGGCCTCGACCTCCGCGCCACCTTCACGCGAGACGTATATCGTATCCAATTCGGGCGTCACATCTACGAACGGCCAGTTGACAATGCAATCGGGGTCGTTGTTCACAAACTCATTCGCGAAAAGTAGCAACGCCTCGTCATAGGATAAACTTTTCATGTTCATGTAGTTTATAAGCATCGCCAGTGACGGCACGTTCATGCGATCAAGTATCTGAGATTTGCTGACGCTTTTCATAGCGCGTGAGTTCGGATGGTCTCCGTTCACAAGCTCCGAATTGCCAGCACAGAGCACGATAGTTTCCCACTTTTCTTCGAAGTGATGGGTTTCACGTACGATATAATCACGCAGAATTTTCTGAGCATCGCGTGCATTGTTATCGTCGAGGATTGATTGAACATTAAGATAAGAGTTTGACATTTGATACCTCATGGTTGTCAGGTTGTAGTGTATCTGACACAACGTACGATGTGTCAAGTTTAATCTGCGGACAGCAGAAAACAGACCGCAGCGGAATGCTGCAATCTATAGCTCTAACCTCCTCGACTGATCTTCGATCAGTCGGTCGGGCGTACGTGTAGAGATTGATTAGTGGACTGTGCGCTTACGCATTTCCCAGATTGAGGAAATACCATCCTCGTCCGTGACGGGTACAACGATGATTGCGTTTCCGTCCTGCGACTTGGTGATTTCGTACAGACCTTCGACATCTTCATAGTCGTCGCTGGTCTCGTTGAACTCGCCAGTCACGATCATGTCGAATGGTTCTTTCTTGTTCGCTAGTACGAACAAGGCGGTGTATTCAGTAGCGTCAAACATTTCCAGGCTCGGGGCCAGGTCGTGTGTGATTGTGCGGGTGATCATGTCATACGCTGTTTCACTGTCGCACTTTCGTACGAACACGCATGAGCTGCCACCGTTGTCAGCGAATACGAATAATGCAGGCTTCATGTTGTTCTCCTTGGTTGCCTACATGCTACTCCGTGGCTGCGGGTGGTTCGTCCTTTCGTCTTCAATGTTCTGGCTGGACGCATTCCGAAGCGTCAGGGAACAGTCCTTGCAATTCCAAGAACTGATCGTCAGCAGCGCCTTGAGAATTGAACTCACGTTCGTACAGGATTTCGATTTGTCCTGTCTGCTCCAGACGAAGGTGCAACTCCACGTCCCAACTGTCTGCTTCCTCCATCGTGGGTGAAAGCGTATCACCAGACATGCCGAACATGCACAGCTCCAATTCCCATTCGATTGCTTTGGGTGCGTTCATTTGATGTCCTCCTC